CTCTAGTTCTATCCTCTAGTTCTATCTACATTATCAATGTGATCAATCATACGATTAACAGATTGGCGAGCTCGAGACTGTAAGTGTTGCATGACATTATGAATAGCTTCAATCTTTGCTTCCTGAGAGTTGAAATTAAACCTATGTCCTGGGATATCTGTTAGCATCTGGTCTAAACGGCTTGCGATAATGCCAGGTGTTTCGTTAAGCATCATACTTGAGTGAACAACCTGGACAATGTATGATGGCCACTTCAAGTTCTTTCTAGCATTAGCATAAGATCTGCTTCTATGAGATATACTTTTATCAAGATTTGTGTTTGTAGTAGTATTAGTTTTAAGCATAACTTCTTCTTGTTGTGTATTAACTTGTTGTGTATTAACTTGTTGTGTATTAACTTGTTGTGTATTAGACTTAAACTTTAAACTTCGCTGATTAATAAGCGCAAGCCTTTCTTCTTCTGTATCAATCATGACACGCTGCGTATTTTTGAATGTCATATTGAGTGCAGCATTAAACACAGGGAAATTTTTCTTTTTGTTTAACTGGTAAAAACGTTTAGTATTGTGACTTCCGTTAGTTTTTCTTCTTACGTAACCTGATGCGTAACTTCCGTAATGTGCTCCGGTACGAGTGCACTCAAACATACGAGTTCCGTTTTTAGATTGAAGTGGAGTTGTAATTTCAATTAAGTTGTTGTTCATATTTAATGTCCTTTTTAAAAAATTTGTTGTTGTTACCTTATGGTATATTATAATTGGTATTTGGTCTAATTTACACGAAGAATTAATTCTTTTGGTTTTTATTCACCTTGAAAAATCTCGAAGATATTGTAACAGCAATTTCATGGCTGCAAAGGATGCAGAGTAAAGCTATTAATGATGTATTTAAAGTGCCTATGCATTCAAAACAAAACAAGTTTTTCGCAATGGATAACATGATTGTCAATAAAAAAAACCAAAGACTTGTAAAAAGTAAAGCAAAATCATCAGCCATTATAGAAACCTCGACTATTCATATTAACTCCCGTATATTTCATTATATCTTTTTGCTTCGATAAAGCCTGGTGTAGCGTAAGCCATTCTTCTTTCAATACATCTTATTGCAGCAGTTGCACCACCACTCCAACCCTCATCAGGTTTTTTCAACTCTCTTAAAACAACTTGTAAAGCTTTATAAAGAGGTATGATCGAACCACATGTGTTATCCCAAGATTTTTCCATAACAAAAGAAACATGTTTACCGTAATCGTGTGAAGCCTTATAGTCTCTACCTGTGCATTCAACTACAAGATCTTTTGCAATGGTCACAATTTTTTCCTTGGAAAAAGAAAACTCTTTATAGTTTGCAAGCCAAGGATTGTCACTAACATTTACTTTGACTGTGATCGATTCCATTTTTATCTCCTGTAGATTTTTCCTGTGCATATATTGTACACAATATAGAAAGAGTAAGCGATTAACGATATAATGATTCCTGATGTGATATAAATCATTGTTGTTGCCTTATGGTATATTATAATATAAAATGAATCTAAATTACACGATTAGTGTCTTATCTCTTTAATGATCCAGACACCAGATTCTGGAATTTGTGCTGTTCTGAAAATTCCTGTAGACTGCAGTTTCATTGCAAAATCTTTAGCGGTTCCAGAATTAGTCTTAATTGCGTAATCCCATCTCCTGTTATCATACCTGAAAAAAGAAGGCAGCTTAGTAATACAGTCTCTCTCAACTTCAACTCCAAAAAAACTCATCTTGTCACTTTTCATTATAGCTTACTACCTTTAATGCGTATTCTTTTAAAGTATTTACTCTACGACTTGTAGTTTTAGACACAAAGCTTCCACCTGTTGCTGTGTGATCATAGACTGTATGAACCCCGTCAACAATATCAGCAATCAATAACTTGTAATAGTAAATACTTCCGTCATTATATAGTTTAAGATTACCACTGTGATTACTATAGCATATTAACTCGCCTTCAACTTCTCTTTCACTGCCAATCATAGAACGCCATTTACTGATAATAAAACCGTTGTTTAATCTTTTAATTTTCTTCATACATTTACCTAAGGATACGTTAACTCATAGTACTCTGTGCACCACATCTTATATTCGCTATCAAAATAATGATATGCTCTGAACTCTTTTTTACCTGTGATGTCTTCCATTTTGTTTGCATAGTTTTCTATATCAGCAGCACCTCTGCACCAACTACTTCTTCTTACCTTAACACCCTTGTCATATAAATCTTTCAGTGAAGGCTTCTTGAGTAATTTAGTCTCACCAACAAAGTCTGCAGCTGGATCAATTAAAGCTTCTCTTTCAGGTTTTATACGCCACTGCTCTGAAAAATGAAACATATCTTATCCTTTCAAACCTAATTACTTTAAACAGAAGCCATCACAAGCTTATACTTTTTTTTGTCTTTATAGATAGTAGTATAACTAAACAGCATGTATCTATTACCAAGAATACTTTCTGTATGTTTAATTGCGTCTTCGTTCGTGTTACTTTTAAATAGAATTCTGCCATTCTTACCAATCGGCTCTTGGCCATATGGTGAAGGCTTATAAGCATAGAACTTCATATCTTATGCTCCTAAATTGTTCTTTAAGAAATTGCTGAGACTTGTTAGATCATCTTTACGACCAAAAGATACAAACTCTACATTGTTATTTAATAAAATTTGCTTGAGGACTTGATTGCTTAAATTGGTATGTTCACCTATATTTAGGGGAATGTGAACACATGTATCTGGATCTGTATCATATCGTCTGTTACAAACTTCAGATTGCGTTTGACTATCCCAGACTTTGGTAATGTCGCTAAGGTTATCATCATAGTCTTCACATATAATGTCATGTGTTATTATGATAACTTCAATACCCTTGTGCATTGAACCATCACTCATTTTTACAGTTTCGTGCTTGTGGATTTCTCCTACTACACATGGATTGGAATGATGACCATGATAGTAAATTATCTTATCAGCTTCTTCTTCTTGAAAACCGTTTAACTCAGGATCTTCGTCTGAAAATGTCTTATAATAATCCTCAACAAAACATTGATCATTATCAGTATAATGATTAATTAAACCTTGGTAAGCTGACTCCCGCATTGTATCGAAATCCATGCTTTCCAAAATTTTTCGTGTAAGCTTTTCGATGTTTTCTAAACTATTTGGAACGTATTTATCTCTTGAAAGTGTCATATTAAATGTCCTTTTTGATTGAATGATTGAATGTACCTTATGGTATATTATAATATGAAATTAATCTAAGTTACACGATAAGAGTATTACATTAAGCTATACAAGCAATACTCTGTGATGTCACATGTGTTTGTTATCTCTTTAAGAACTTTAACTTTTGTTTTAAGCGGCTTTACAATCTTAAGCGAAAAGCTGTCGTTTGGATTACTCTGTATATGTTTGCTTATCTTGAAAGCATTTTCTTTTAAAATGCCTTCGAAAACTTTTTGATCGTTGTGAGTAAATATAAAAAACATATTATGTCCTTATTGAATGAATGTTTGTTGTTGCCTTATAATATATTATAACCAACAATTAATCTAACTTACACGTTAATAACTTTATAAGCGTAATTATGATTTTCTAAAAGCGTCAAATTAAGCTGTCTAACATGATTACTTGTATTTAAAACCTCAAGAAAGATGTAGCTATTATGGTATTTCGCTTTAACTATTAAACCATAGTAAAGACTTCTAAAATTAATAATGTCACCAGTCTTAAAAGGATTCTTAATCATATTCTTCTATTTCCTCATTGCTTGCATCCAAAGCGTCATACTTTGATTTATACTCAGAATTGGTTGCTACATCATATTCATCCTGACTGAACATATATACATCATCTTCCGGCAACCAGTTTAGAAGGCTAAACAAAACTTCTTTAGGATCTAAGACCTCGTTTTCAACTAAGTCTCGCATAATAATAGTATATTCTCTAGGCATTGGCATATTATTGATCTCTTTCTTTTAATGTTTCTTTTTTAAACGCTTCGATACACACGTCTGTATATCCTTTGTTAACATATTTACTTGCCAAAAGTCTTGCTTTAGTAATGTTATCGAAGTAATAATCATTAACTTCTTGTCCACCAACCCAAACAGTATACAGCATTAGTCTTCATCCTCTTCATCTTCTTCATCCTCTTCATCAAACTCTTCCAAGGTATCTTGCATGCTACACATACTACCACCAAGATAACCATGATCTTCGTCTAATGCTGTAGATATGTGTGCATACCAATAAGACTCAGCTCGAGCTCTTGCATGATCAGGAACAAGATCAAATGCCTCATCAAGTAGTTCTTTGATTTGCTCTTTTATTTCTTCAAATCTATATTTGTTACTCATTATTGTTTTCCTTTTGATTGATTGATTGTTTGTTTTTACCTTATGATATATTATAATATAAAGTTGAACCTAATTACACGCTAAGATTACTCTACATATTAAACCCAAAAGTTAAAGAAACTCTATGCCCGGCATCAAGAGTTTTAGACGAATCATCCTCATCTTCAATTCGTGTTGAAGGCACCCAAGAAAAGTTTAAAGGTAGATTTAAACTTCCTATACTAAAGTTATATCCAATAGCAAAAGCTAAACCAACGCCCACTAAAGATAAATTAGGTCCAGCTCCTATTTCAAAACCATTCTTAGCTCTTAAACCAATTATAGAAGTTACTGATGGTAATACGTATCCCTTCTCTAATCCACCTGCTAAAAGCACCCACTCTACTAAACCAGCTAACTCATCTCCAGAAACAAATCTTGTTTCAAATTGCCAGCCATACTGTGTTATGAAACTTCCATCAATCTCATTTGTTATTTCTCCAGGGGTAATATACGTCAATCCTAGCCTAGGGCCAGATAACTCTTTAGGCTTAGCTTGAACTGCAGCAGCAGACATCATAAATGCTGTAACCAATAATACAATAAACTTCTTCATCAACTCAACCTCATCATGCTGTTAGATACGTATTTTCTTTTACCAGATCTCTGATTAGATCAAGATCTGAAATCTGTTGACCATTAAAGTAAATCTTAAACTCTGTATAAAGATTAAACAGCTTAAACTCTCCCTTTTTCCATAACTCAACTTCATCTTCAGATGGTTGTGTCCTATCTTCTCTTGTCTGCTGCATCATACAAAGTCTGTCTTCAAAACAACTAAGCTCATCATCACTATCTAAATCAGAAACAATTTCAGTCTGCAATTCTCCATTTGAGATGAAGTTTAACTTATTTCTTAACTTTTCAGATAAAGTGTCAGGTTGAGAGTAAAAACAGTATTCAGCAACATTATGATAAAAATAATACTCTTCTAACTCACCTTCATCGTAAGAGTCGTGTATAAGAGATTGATCAAGCTTTATCTCGACATTATATTCTTCACAAATAAGCTCGTTTAGTTTCTGGATTGCTGGATTCATATATTATATCCTTTTTAAATGAATGATTGAACGTACCTTATGGTATATTATAATACAAAATAAATCTTATTTACACATATCAATAACCCTTTTCAATATATCTAAAATTCTTTTCCAACCACACTCTAAACGTTCGAACGTTAACTACACCATACATGCCTAACCATCCCGCACCTTGTTGACCTTTTCTAACTGCTCTTCTTGAACCGCTAGTAGACATATGCCAGCCATCGTGTCTAGGTCTTGTCCATACTTGTAAGTTTGCGCTTCTCCAATTTGTTTTCTTTGTAAACGATGCAATTTCCCATGCAATCAAAGATGGATCAATCATACCTCTAACTTTATCTTTTTTGTTTGTGTTTGTTATAACTATATTATAACCACCACTATGACTGTGAACTATTCCAACATGCACATCGTATCTTAAGTTTTTCATTATCGATCGCTTAAGTTTCTTTGCTGATTTGCTTAACTTTTCTTTACTAATCTTAAACTGGATTTTCTTTTTGTTTCTGCACTTTTTTTCTCTATAGATTACTCTACCCCAGTTGTCATAATAATTCTTGTAACCACACTTAACTTCAGTTTTTATTTCTATGTCATCATCATATCTACAATAACCTGATTGGCATTGGCCTGGAGCGCCAAGATCGTTCTCACACTCAGTTCCGTTTGGCAGCTGCTTAAAAGTATTTTCTTTCATAGAAAACTTCATACAACTATTACTTGAAAAAACACATTCGTCTTCATTAAAACCTTCAGCTTCAGTATCACAAACGTTTTTTATGTTTTCTTCTAACGTCTCTTTTAATACAACACAAGTAGTGCCTGCGCAAATACCACTCAATCCAGTCTCAGGATCCTCACAGCTACTTTTACTTGAACTACTATAAGGTTTACACATTCCTTCTTCACAAGTATGCACAACACACGGATTGCTATCAAAACAATCACTATCATACATACAGCCCGGACCATCAGTAACACATACACCTTGCACGCAAGAAGCTGAAACGCCTGTTGAAGTTGTGCAGTCCAAGTCTTCATTACAGATTAAGTCTTCTTTAGCACAAAATAGTTTTTCTTCTCCTGTTTCCAGATCAAATCCTTTTTCATTACGATCTTCTTGCCTAATTTGTTCTTTGTCAGAAGTCGTTATGTTTTTACTTTCACTGCAGCAAAATAACGGCACGCACAAAATCAACAAATGCTTTTTATTAAGTTTCATATTTTATAGCTTCTCCATTGTATGTGTAGACTAAGTAACTTGCGTTTACCTTTAAACACTTATATTTCTTCTTTACTTTTTTATATTTTTCTACTGCTACCTGCTCATAATCATTAACATCCTTATACTCAATGACCGGATCCCCGTACTTGTCGTATAAAGGCTTTTCTATTATCTTAAAACAATTGTCATTTTTTACTTTAAAGCCTACAACATAATTTATGCCGCTATTTTTAAGTTTGCTTAAATCTCTTTTTACTATGAACTCATGCACATATAAATGATTACCTACTTCAAAACTTATTTCACCTTGAACTTTTTTGTTTATGTACTCAATTTTAAAGTCTGCACTTTTCTCAAATATAGTTTTCTTTCCAAGTTTTAAAGTTTGATCATAAATCTTTCTAACTTCTTTTTCTACACTCTTACTACTATGTCCAGACTCTGAAAAGTTTTCTGCATATTGTCGAAAGAAACCATCGTAGCCTTCTTCTAAAGCAAGCAAATATAGTGCTAGAAACTCTTTACTATCCTGACTAATTGCAATTTGCTTAACTCTGTTTGACTCCAGCTTACTCTTCTCTGCTAATACTTTAGTAAATTGTTTGTTTAAATCTGCATACTTAGCATTGATACTCTTTATTTGCTGACGCAAGACACTAACAGACTTTTCTTTTCTTTTAATGCTTTGATTTAGAACAACATGTTTATATTTATAATTTGCATTCTTTTCTTCTATTTCCTCTATTGTTCTTTTTTTAACGCTGATTTCTTGCATGTTACGTTTTATAATCTTATCTCGAGCTGAGATAATCATATTATGACTTTCGACTGTCATCAAAACGCCACAGCCAGAATTAGCTATTATAGATGCAGCTATTAAAAATTTCTTCATAATAATAAAGCCTTGTGTGATTGAATGATTGAATGTACCTTATGGTATATTATAATACAAAATAAATCTTATTTACACATTAATAACATTACAGAAGTATTACAAATCGCTATAAACAAGTCTTTTAATGCTTAGCTTCTCCATGGCAAAAACTACTTCTAACAATCAGTCCATTTAACGTCTTAAATCTAAAGATTCCGCCTCTTGTATTGACAGGACTCCAGAACGTATCAAAGCTTACGGGATATCTCACAATATGTCCTATAGGATGCTTACAAACTAATTCGTATTTCTGATCGCCTTCAGCAGCGTTAGTTTCGCTGCATGCAATAGAAAACATAACTAATAACAATAACATATACTTCATAGTAAAACTTTCTAAATTAATAACACTCAGACAAATCTTCTACTACGTTGTCTGTCTTAAAATCGAGCTCTCCACTCTTAAAGTCTTTAAACATCCAACGCTGAGGGCCGTAACTTGGTATAGACTTCAATCCTTGCCGATAATCGTTAAATAAGAATATAACATAGTTTAAACTCACAAACATTTCTAATAATAAATACTCGTATCTTCGAAAATAACCACCTTCTTTTTCAACTATGTCCCTTATAAACCAATTTTGTTTTATTTCAATATTCTTTGAAGGAGTATTGTTTAAAAGAAAACTTCTCAAATCAGACCTTTTAATATTAAAGTCTTTTTTAAAGATTAACTTTTCTTCAAGAATGTTTTCACTTAAATACTCAACGGTTCCACCAATAGGATCAAAACCAAATACAGCCCGAGTAGCATCTTTGAATAGAATTTTTTTGTCTAAATAGCTAAAAGCCGTTTCATCAATTGCTTCTTTGTATTTAAAATCTCTTTCTTTAGCCCATTTGTCATGATCATTATTGGAATATGAATCTTCATCATCATAATCATTATACCCTCTTGACGACCAGTATCTTTCGTTATTAGGATTACACTGCATAGACCTATTATCATTAGAAGTATATTTACCCATATTGGATTTCCTTTTAATTGAATGATTGAATGTTGTTGCCTTATAACATATTATAATATACCACTAATCTTATTTACACTTATTAAGTGTCTTTCTAGATCACGTACACTCAGACCAATGCTCACCAGTCTCCTCACCCCATTGGGAACGAGAGGCTAAGAGCTGCCCGCTTCCATTATAATCTGCATCACACAAGCTACAAGTATTAGTAAACTTACCTAAGCTTAACCAGACATCACAACACTTAATCTGTGCTGGCACCCTGTAAGAAAATTCGTTCTCATAATAACCTAACTCATACTCTCCGCTCTCTAAAACACGTAGATAATTCTGATAACCTATGTCGCTGTCTTCACTCCACTTGCCCAAACCTATATCTTTAAAGAGCTGCTTGCGTGAAGCAACATAAGATTTATGAAAAACCTCAATACTCTCAGAATAATCATCTCCATGCACATCAAAATTACAGATACCCTCGACTGAATGCGACATATAAGTCGTCCGCTGATAACCCGTCTCAGTATATGCCTTCTTAAAGTTCGTGCTGCTCATGATACTACCCTTCTATATAATTGATTTCTTCTTAGTGTTAAGCTGAGGATTATAAACATTGATATATTCTATTTCTCTCTGATGAGTTTTCTTCTTACCACGAACAACTTCTATCACTTCATAACTAAAGCTCTCATATCCATACTCTCTCATTTCCTGATATAATAACCACTGCTTACCAGATGTTTTACAACGAGATACATGCTGCTTAAAACGTAACTTCACACTACCAATAACTTTTTGATCTTTTTGCACAGTAATACCAATATACTCATTACCTGTCTCAGCATTCTTCAGCCGGTAGATTATATGATTTCTATCAGATCTTCTTTTTCTTTTTATCATATATCCCCCTATGGTATATTATACCTACACACTAGTCTTATTTACACATATACAATACTACTAAACGCCTCTTGCATTCAAACTAGAACATAAAGATTCAAAGTCTTTTTTCTTAGTTGTAAAAACATTTCCTTGCTGATCATAAACACCATATAATATATCTGAAGGATAATACCTAAGCTGACCAGGATTAACTCTTTCATTACCATGAACATCAGTAGAAAAATGAGCTTCTGTTATTGTCTCCTTATATCTAAAGGCAAGCCCTAACAATCCATCATCTCTCTCAATCAAAGAAACAGGCTCCAAACCAGAAACACACGCAGCAACTCCCATCCACTCAATAGAACTCTCTTCTTCAATATGATACTTCACAAAATCTCTGCTGCTATCAAAAGCTTCAGCTGCCTCATTAAATAAATCCATGCTGCTTCCTCCTAAAATAATAATCCAAACATACCTTATAATATATTATAATATACAATCAATCTCATTTACACCTATACAGACTCTAACTGATCATCAAACTCTTTCAAATCTAATAACATACTTGCTATAGCATCTTCTAAAGTAAAGACTCTCTCTGTATCAACACCACCTGCAGCCAAAACATCTGCTTCTCGATCCGCAAGAATCTTATAATACTTATAACCATCTACAATCATCTGCTTAGGAGAAACATCTACTACCTTAAACTCCTCTTCTCCACGCTCCCTATCCATCCTATACCGATTAAATCCCACATACTCAAACAACGCTTCTTCCATACCAAAACAATTAGTCCAATTACTCCCACAATAAACTACAGAATGCTTCTCCCTAATCCACTCCTGCGCCTTCTTAAGACTCACAACAAGCTCCGGAGCTATACCCGCTTGAAAATCTCTAGCTAACTTGTTCGCTGCTGAATACTCCGAAGTAAACTTATCATAAGGATCATTACTCACATAAATCTCCTGCGCTACATCCGCTAAAGCTCGCAGCTCACCAAAAACATCTTTTACCCTCTTCATAATATATCCCTCTAATTGAATGATCGATTGAACGTACCTTATAGTATATTATAATACAAAGTTAATCTAACCTACACCTATAAATAATTCTCACAGAAATCTTCTAACTTCATAAACTTATCCTCATTAATCTTCCCTAACGTCACATACCCAACATTATGCGCCTTCAATAAGTTCACCAAAACTAAATTCCCCAATATAGGCTGCTGACTTATATTAACAGGTATATGCAACACCTCATCAAACTCTTCTCCCTTATGAAATCCCCACTCCACCCTCACCTGCGAATCCCAAGTCTTCGTCACATCCCTCAAATCAAACTTCTCTACATGATCTACGCTCCCCGCATACGTCACTGCCTCCACTCCCCTCTCCCTCGTATGCAACTCTCCCAACATATTATGCTCAGAATGATCATGCACATACACTATCTCTTCAAACGGATTAATCTCATGAAACTCTACTTCTACCAATGATCTAACCATATCATAACCCCTCTCAAATAATTGATTGATTCCCTATATTATATTATACTCTCTCGCATACTCAATATACACTCGATAAATCTCATAACAAACACACAATCACTTCCCCTCCAACTCCTCTATCTCCCTCATCAACTCACCATACTCCCTCAACTTCCCACTACGCTGCAACTCCATCCCCAACTTCATCTTCCTCTCTACCTCCCTCTCTAATCCACTCTTCCCACGCAAAAACAAAAACATCACTAATACATACATCAATAACCCCAATCCTAACACTCCACCAATCATATACGTCATATCAAATCCCCCATCTCCATCCTACAACTACTACTAATCACCCTCAATAACTTACCATCTCTCTTCCTCTTCCCTACAAAATCCCACACCCTCTTCTCAACGTCATACGCTAAACTCCCCTCCCTCACTCTCACCCACTCATACACAACCTCTTCTCCCCCCTCCATACAACTCACCTCATAACTCTTCTCACTCCCAATCTCATACCTCTTCACTCCATTCGAAGAACCCAACATCGCTCCACAACCACTCCACAATAAACTCAATACCAACACTAAAATATATCTTCTCTTCACTCACTCTTCTCCTTCTATCATATACCACCCTATCTTAATCAACAAGTGGCCGAATTTACACACACGTTAAACTTCTACACTTATACAAACAAACTATCATCGCGACGCAAAAAACCAAAACAGCGTTAACGTAAGGATTCTATTCTGCCTCACGGCTACTACCCTCACGACTAAGCTCGAGACGCGTACTGATATTGATAATCATTATCATTAACATTTTTTTCAATTCTGTCCCGGGGAAAGCTGATTCAAAGCTGTGCTACGTGAGACAGAGCAGCTTGACTAGAAAGTGCTGTTGTTGCCTTCCATAACCCATTCACAAACGATCTCTTCTGCCATCTGGTCACCGTATTCATTGAAGAGGTTTCGGGCAATTTGTTTACCTTGTTCGAAGCTGATAGGAGCTCTAGCTTGTTCGCTAGCGCTGTAGACTGTGAGTTTTCCGAGTTCATCGTTGTTTGAGATGATGAAGTCTAGACCTGGAACATCGAATCGATCGTAGTTATCGTAGCAGAAGTAGCGTTTAGAGTTGCCGAAGTTACGTGAGCTGATGTATAGAGTGTCATCTGCTTGGACTTTAGTAACAGGTGAGTTCTTAACAGTTTCGATGAGCTCATTCCATTGAGTTAAACTTATTTGATTATTCATGTTGTAAATCCTTTGGAAGGTTGTTATGATATATTATATAAAGAGATTAAACAGGGTTACACGATTGAGGAGGTAACTTTAGCT